GCGATCCAAGGCGCAAGGCCATCACCGCCTTCTGGCGCTGGGTGCTCACCTCCAAGCGCACCGACGGCGCACCCAGGGCGCAAACCGCAGAGCACGCCCTTGCCTGGATTCGCGCCTACTTCGAGCGAGCGCACGACAACGACTTCCTGATGGGCCGCACCGAGCGCTTCGGCGCGCACTCAGGCTGGCGCTGCGACTTCGACTTCCTGCTCACCGAAAAAGGCAAGCGCCACGTCATCGAGAAAACCGAGGCCTACGCATGAGCGCCCTGCCTGCCTTCCCCAGCCTGCCAGACGACCCGTCTGAGCAAAACCTGCTGCACTCCCTGCCCTGGTCGCAGGAAGCCGAAACCGGCCTCATCGGTGCCCTGCTCACCCACAACGACCTCATCGACCAAGTGGCCGACCTGCTCACCCCTGAGCACTTCCACGACCAAGCCATCGGCCGCGTGTTCAGCGCCGCCAGCCAGCTCATCAACACCGGCAAGCAGGCCGACATCATCACCGTGCTCAACCTGCTGCAAGAGCAGAGCCGCGCCCAAGGCATCAGCCTGGTGTGGCTCAACGAACTCACCCACGCCGCAGGCTCTGCGCGCTCGGTGCGCCGCTACGCCGAGCTCATCGCCGACAAGGCGCTGGCCCGCAGCTTCGCCAGCGCCGCCGGTGAAGTGGTCGATCTGGCCCGCGAGCATGGCCCCATCCTCGACCGCATCGGCATGGCGCAAGCCAAGCTCGAAACGCTCCAGACCGCCAGCACCAAAAGCGCGCCCAAGGCCATTCAGGTTTTTGTTGCCGGGATGCTCGACCGCATCCAAGCCATGGCCGACGGCAAGGCAGAGCCCGGCATCCCCACGCGCATCCCCATGCTCGACCGCCTGCTGGGCGGCGGCATCAAGCCCGGCCGCCAGATGATCCTCGCTGCGCGGCCATCCGTCGGCAAATCTTCGCTGGCCGAACAGCTCTGCATCAACATCGCCAAGCAAGGCCATGCGTGCGCCATGTTCTCCCAGGAGATGACCTGCAACGAAATGGTTGACCGGGCCACGGCCAATCTGGGCCGCATCGACATGGGCGTGCTGCAAACCGGCAGGCTGGGCGTCGATGACTGGGGCCGCTTGGCCGAGGCTACCGAGCAGATGGTCAGCCTGCCCATCTTCTTCGACGAACAGCCCGCCCTCACCCTGCCCGAAATCGCCGCCAAGGCCCGGCTGCTCAGCCGCAGGCACGGCATCAAGCTGCTCGTCATCGACTACATCCAGCTCTGCGGCAGCAGCAACCCCAAGGCCAGCCGACACCACCAGCTCGAGGAATTGAGCCGGGGCCTCAAGTCGCTGGCCAAAACCTTGGGCATCACCATCCTCACGCTTTCGCAGCTCAACCGCGAAGTGGAAAAGCGCACCAGCGGCCGGCCCGCCATGTCCGACCTCAAAGAATCCGGCGCGATCGAGGAAGACGCCGACGTTGTGATGCTCATGTGGCGGCAGCAGCAGGGCGAGCATTCGCACCTCATCGGCCTCGAAGTGCCCAAGAACCGCCAGGGCCGCACCGGCGAAGTGGCGCTGCGCTTCGAGGGCTCCACCCAGCGCTGGGGCGAATCCACCGAGTCACTGGCCAGCCACAAAAAATCCCACAGCTACGGAGTCGAACTGTGACGCACCCCTACGCCCTCGAATGGAGCCGCACGCGCAACGCCTTCCGGGTTGCCCCGCTGCGCAAGCTCATCGAAACCAACCGCAGCCACTACCTCGACGACGTGGCAAGCCTGAGCGACTACCGCCTGCTGCACCTGGGCACCGAAGCCGAGTGCAACTTGCTGGCGCAAAACTGCCAGGCCACGCTCGACAGCCGCCAAGCGCAGGAAGCAGGGGTATGACGTGCGCAGCCTGCACCCTCACCCAAACCCGCCCGCACTGTGGCGCTTACCGGATGCAGTGCCTGGAGTGCTGCACCCGGCTGGTGCTCAAAACCCGGCCCAGCAAAACGCTGGCGGCGGGGATGCTGGCCGCAATCGAGCGCAGCAAGCTGGCACCCAGCCGGGAAACCGTCCTGCAAGCCGTCAGGGCGGCTCAGGTGGCGCGCAAACCATCCGGCCAAGGGTAGGGTAACCACGATGCGCTGCGCACGCTGCAACAGCCCCATACGCACCGCCGCCGCAACGCTGGCGGGTTTGGCCTTCGGGCCGGTTTGCGCCAAGCGGCTCGACCTGCTGCCACCCCGCGCACCAGCCAACCCGGTGCGCTCGATGGACAGAGCAATCCGCAAGCTGGCGGGTGCAGGCAGCGACCACCCCGGCCAGATGGCGCTTTTTGATGAGGTGCCGGCATGAAGGCGATGCTGTTGAAAACAGACAAAGGACTTCGCGGGGCAACACCTGCAGACCATGAGGCTTGGTCCAAGTTTCGGCGCCGGCTGGAGACCATGAAGCAGGGTACATGGATTCGCATGGAGTGGGCGCGACCACGCCACGGCAAGCATCACCGCAAGTTCTTCGCTTTGCTGAACCTGGTGGCCGAGAACAGCGAGACCTACGACACGACCGAGAAGGCGCTGGTCGCGGTGAAGCTGGTGACCGGTTACGCCGACCCGATCATCGACCCGACCACGGGCGAGCTGATCCAGGTGCCGCGCTCGATCGCCTACGACGCCATGGATCAGGACGAGTTCGAGGGGTTCTACAGCGCCGCGATCGACGGCGTGCTGCGCCACATCCTCACCAGCATGGACCGCGACACGGCGGACCGGCTGCTGGAAATGATCATCGAGGGCTGGGGCTGACCGTGCAGAGCAAGAACAAGAAGGCCCCGACCGCCGCCGAGAAGCGTCACATCGAGCGGGTGAAGGCGCTGCCGTGCTCGGTCTGCGACGAGGCGGGCCCCAGCGACTGCCACGAGATCAAGCAGGGCCAGTGGTTCACGTCGGTGGCCCTGTGCAAGAGCTGCCACCAGGGCGAGCTGATGGGCCTGCACGGCCAGCGCCGCGCCTGGGCGGTCCGCAAGATGGACGAGCTGGACGCTCTGGCCGTGACCGTGCGGAGGCTGGTGGCGTGAGGCGGATGCTGGACATGGAAGACCTGCCCATTGGCGCCCGGGTGCGCACCCCCACCGGCCGCGTGGGCACCGTCGTGAAGCACCGCGGCGCGGAGAGCAAGCGCGACCACTTTCAGCGGGTGGTGGTGTTCGTCGGCCCACGGCCGCGCGACACGGTGGCCCTGCAGCCGCACCTGCTGGAGCGCGTGGACAAATGTCCGCCCGAGCCGGGTGGAGAAAGAAGAATCGACCGATGACCCTGATGCTGACCTTGCCCTGGCCGCCCGCCGGCCTGAGCCCCAACGCCCGCACCCACTGGGCCAAGCTCGCCAAGCTCAAGCGCCAGTACCGCGAGGCCTGCGCCTGGACGGCTGCGAGCCAAGGCGCGCACCCACTGAAGGCCGACAAGCTGCACCTGACGCTGACGTTCGTGCCGCCCACGCGGCGCCAGTACGACCTGGACAACGCGCTGGCGGGCATGAAAGCCGGGCTCGACGGATTGGCCGATGTGCTGCGTGTGGACGACAAGCACTGGACGCTGACGATCCAGAAGGGCGAGGGCATTGGCGGGTTTGTGAAGGTCGAGGTAATGCAATGAGGAAGCAATGCAGACGCAAGGTGTGGGCGCTGGTGAACCCGATCCAGCATGCCATCGAGGGCGCAGCCATCACGCCTGAAGAGCAACTGAACCAGTTGAAGCTGCGCGAGCTGGCGGCCATTGACGCATTCGCTAAGGGGTGCGCCGGCCTGAGAGAGTGGCAGGACATTGTGGACATGGCCAACCTGTGCGAGCTGATGGCCAGTAATGGGGTGGGCCCAGAGGCCGCAGAAGATTGCGCAGAGCTGCAGGCCTGCATGGTGGAGGCCGCCCGCCGGTACGAGCGCACCAAGAAGATGGGCATTACCGGCCCCGGCCTGCAGGCCATGCGCGAGGTGTTCGAGTACCACCACCTGCAGCGCACCAGCATCAGCCGCGGCGAGTACGAGCGATTCATCCGCGAGCTGGCCAACCGGATTAAGGCCAAGGCGCCGGAAGTGGTGGTGCTATGACCCCGAAGCAAGAGGCATTCGTTCGGGAATACCTGATCGACCTGAACGCCAGTGCGGCCTACAAGCGGGCCGGGTACGCAGCCAAAGGCAACGCTGCTGAGGTCAACGCGATTCGGCTGCTCAGGAATGCTCAGGTGAAGGCGGCCATCAGCGCGGCCATGGAAAAGCGGGCCGACGAAATGGAAATCAGCGCCAAGTACGTGCTGGATAGCATCAAGCGCGTGGCGGAATCTGCAGAGGCCGAGGGCAAGTTTTCGGATGCGCTGCGAGGCTACGAGCTGCTGGGCAAGCACCGCAAGCTGTTCACCGACAAGACCGAGGTAACGGGCAAGGATGGCAAAGACTTGATGCCCGAAGCGCCCAAGGGTGTGCTGGTGGTGCCTGGTGTGCTGGACGAGAAGAGCTGGGAAAAGATGATGGCCAAGCAGGAGGGTGATGCATGAACAGTCTGTTTGGCATACGCATCTTTGAGAACCCGCTATTGGTCAAGACCGTAGTGACCTACCAGGTTCAGCGCTCGCCAATCAAAAAGCGCCGGCGTAACTGGCGGGTGGTTCGCATTGAGAAGCAAGAGCCCGCCATTTTCATGTTGGCAGGCGGGATGATGGCTGTTCATCCGGCCTTGATGGCCAAGATGCGCCAGGCATTGCATGAACAGTCCCAGCAGTTTGTGGTGGGCCACCTATGACCACACGCTGGGCCCCACTGCCTGGCGCGCAGTTCCAGTTCCTGACGTGCCCGATCTTCGAGGCGCTGATGCACGGCACCCGAGGCGGTGGCAAGACCGACACGCTGCTGATGAGCTTTGCCCAGCACACAGGCAAAGGCTGGGGCCAGCACTGGCGCGGTGTGCTGTTCCGCCTGACCTACCCGCAACTGGCGGACGTGGTGGCCAAGAGCCGCCGATGGTTCACCCAGTTCTTCCCCGAAGCCAAGTTCAACAAGGCCGACTACTACTGGGAATGGCCGACCGGCGAAATGCTGTTCTTCCGGTATGGCGCTACTGAGGACGACTACTGGAACTACCACGGGCACGAATACCCGTGGCTGGGCTTTGAAGAGCTGACCAACTGGCGTGACCTGCAGTTTTACGAGGCCATGCACTCCACCTGCCGGAGTTCATTCCCCGGCATGCCAAGGATGGTGCGCGCCACCTGCAACCCGTTCGGCAAGGGCCATGGCGCGGTGAAGGAGCGTTTCCGCTTGGGGCAGGGTGGGGTGCCATCGGGCCACGTGATCCGCGAAGAGGGCGAGAAGCCACGGGTAGCCATCCGCTCCACGATCTACGAGAACCGCATCCTGCTGGCGAATGACCCGGAGTACCTGCAGACGCTGGAGAGCCTGAAAGACCCAAACCGGCGCAAAGCCTGGCTGGAGGGCGACTGGGACATTCACGTCGGCAGCTTTTTCGACAGCGTGTGGAACGCCGCGCGGCATGTGATCGAGCCGTTTCCAATACCTGCAAGCTGGAAGGTGTGGAAGGCCATGGATTGGGGCTAT